TGATCATGGAAACCTCCAAAAGAAAAGGGGCAGACTGATGTCCACCCCCTTCACAGTTTCGACAAGAGGCTGGATGTTAAGCAGCCCGGTTAGCCATGTACCATTCGACGCTGTTGTATCCCTTGACTTCAATGAAGGGACCTTCAACCGTGACGCCATCCTTAGCAATGCGAGTATTGTGCACAAGGTCAAGGACGACTTCGCTGCTAGGCAGATACTCGAGAGCTTCACGGACAGACTTGCCCGAGACCTCTTTGTTGATGCGAGTAAGGATACGCAGCGTATTGTTCAGGGCAGCAGTGGTAACCCAAACGGTACCAGATACACCCCGGACACGAGACAGTTCAACGCCCGTCATGTCTTCATTATGAAGGGACTCGAGCAGGGTAAATTCCATGCGGATTCCCTGACCCTTGCTACCGTCTACGATCTTGATGCCGCGAACGCGAGCCAGGTACGGACCCTCTGGGGGAAGCCGCTTAGAACCTGCGTCGGGGGTTGAACCGATTACTACGTCGAAAAGATTCTCAGCCATTAGCTGTTTTCTCCATATGGGTTTGTCTTAAAGACAGGGCAGCTTATACCTCTGAGCTACTACCCTGTCAAGTCTTTTGCTCAGAGATTCTTTTGCTCCAGCACCTTGATCAGGCGATTCATCAGGGAGGCAAGATCGTAGGGTTCGGATGCCTTGATGAGGTTGGGTGCCGAGGTGCGAAGCGAAGCCTTGTCAGTGGCAGCAGTCTTGAAGATTCGGTTACCAGCCCTGTCTACTTCGAGATGCCAAATATCACTGAAGTAGGTTTGCATCTTCTTTGAAAACTTTTCGCCGATGCCGACAGGAATGTCACGGGCTTTGCCGATGATGCGACCTTGGTCATCCTTCTCACCCGTTTGCATGAGGTGGGTCAACAGAATGACAGAGGCGCCCATGTTCACGCTGGTTAGGCGATCAAGGATGTCGGCATAGTATGCACCAGCGATTTGGTAGTGAGAACGGTTATCGTTCTTGGCATGTTTGTCGGCTGGTGCTGCGGCCAATAGCAAATCACCTAGGAAGGTACCGCTATCAATGACCACGACATCCTTGTAAGTTAATTCGGAAGAAGGACCCAAGTCCTCAGTGTCTGTTTTCCAGTGAAGCATAGCTTGGGCAAACCGCTTGGCTTCTGCTTGGGCCTTGGTTGCAGATGCGGCAGTGTTGTCGAACAGAGAGATGGTTGCCTGCTTCGCCGCCGTATAGGTGTTGATGTAGACAGGGGTATGACCAGGCTTCAGGTAGTCGTTGATGATGCGACTGTTCTGATCGAAGTCATGGATGAGGAGGCGATAGCCAGCGTTGGCAAGTTGGGCAAGGACGCCTGTCTTACCGGATGCAGGTTCCCCACAGATAAGGATGCGGGGTGGCATAGCAACTGATTCATAGTTAGGCATCGAATAGATTCTCCATGGTTGGTTGTGCAGGAATGTTGCGCGGGTCGGTTTCCCATTGCTGGCAGAAGGGTGCAACATTACACCAGTCTGAGCAACGGACAGCCTTGCCGGGACGATGTTCAACGTAAAGTCCAACAGAGGTACTAGCAAACTCTTCGGCTTCTGCCAAGCTGCTGAATAGGCGAACGGCTTTTATTTTACCGCGCTTCATGACAGCCCAGACTGAAGGCTTCGCCCAGATATCTTCTTCTGTGCAGGACCTAGGAATTTCTTCCTGATGCAGACGAACACGCTCTTCGATTAGGGCATCGATTGCATCGTCTTCCCAGACAGGAACATCCATCATAAAGAACTCAGCGGGTGGATAGCCTGATACACTTTGAGCTTTGTGTCTGGACCAGTCCTTGATGTAGGCACCAATCTGGATTTTGTTGATGGTCATGCCCTTTTCTTTTTGAAGGATGCGTTTGTAGATGTTGGTCTGGTGCACCCATTCCTTGGGAACTACGCCGCCGTCAACCTTGTAGGCTTTGCAGGTTTTGATGTCGAGCAGAGCGCATTCACCGATTAGAACTAAGTCGAACTGTCCCTTGATCTTCCAGCCTAAGTAGTTGGAATAGATGATCTTTTCGGACAGCGTGTTGTAGTTTTTCTTGGCCATCATCTCAATCATGTAGTGGAAGGAGCGGCCCTGGGCTGAAGCTATTAGGGTGCTGACATCCACTGTGATTTCGTCATCGTGCTTTAGCAGCAGGTGCCTCATTTGAGGTGGGCTTAGTAGCTCGGTGACTGATGCGTTTGCATCGCCCTTGGTATAGGTGTCCTCTAGCAGACCTTCGACTAGGAAGTCCGGCAGATTGTAGTTGTTTGTGTATTTCATATCTTGGTGTCCATCAGGTCGGTGGGGGTTGTTGGGGTTGCTTTCTTTTTGCGAGTAGCAACATTGGCCTTCTTAATTTTGGTTAAGGATTCGGCCAGAATTGCATCGTCTTCACGGGCTTTACGGTTGCGGGCGTTGATTTTCCTAAGCTCATCAATGATGAAGTCTAGGTCTTCGCGGGTAGTTTCCTCCACATCTTTGGAGAATACTTGGGCGCGAGTTAGTTTATCAACGGCAATGAAAGCGCTGCCAGTAGAATCAGAAGCATCAGGTGTATTAGGCGCATCGGTGTCAGACATTTCTCTCTCCGTTAAAGATCATGAAGGGAGAGCCTAAGCCCTCCCCATTTGCATGGCGATTAGGATTGCCAAGGACCATCTTCATCGTCGTTCCAGATGGCGCCCCAGAAGTAGGAATTTTCCTCGGGATTGTAGGCAGCAGTAGCTGAGGTAGCGTAGTGCATATCCTTGAAGATGTCGTTAGCACCTTTGATCTCGAAGGCTACCGTGTACTTGCAGCAGCGCAGCTTTTGATTGTTGTAGTCAGAAGGAACTGAGACCACATCGGCAGGGTTGATCTTGACTGCAACCAGCTTGTCATCCCCGGACATAAAGTTCTTGGCGTAGTCGTAGGCAGCAGCATGGAAGCCGTAGCTACAGGTCTCGTTGCGGTTGTCGTCTACGTCATGACGTTCCATAACATGGGTAACGCCTGGGCTGTTGTCGAATTTACCGGAGTGCTTGTCGCGGAAGTCAGAACGCACTGCCTTGTAAGCTAGGAAGCAGCCCTCCTCAGTGATGGGAAGATTAGCAGCCTCTAAGAACAAGTAGAGTTCATTGCGGCTAGTCATGGATGGGTTGGACATGAGGTTGTCCAAGAAGTTGCAGTAGTGGGCGACAGGTAAACCCTCCGTGAAGAAGCCCATAAGCTTGGAGGCTAAGTAGCCAGTGAGCAGGGTGCCTTTGTAGGTGACGCCTTCATCAGAGATTGAGACAGCGCCATGAGATACCTTGTGGACAAAGGTTACGACACGTGCCAGGTCCAAAGCTCCCTCGAAGTCAAAGGCTTTGATAGACTCGACCACATCTTTGAAGTTGACGTGGGAAGAGTCGATGAGGATGGGGGCTTCGCCCGCCGGGAACATGGAGACAGAGTTCGGCTTGATGATGTAGGGAATCATGGTTGTTGCTCCTAGGTTTGGGTTGTTAAGCGGTGATATAGTTGAGGATAGCATTCTCGGAAGCGCTTGTCCATTGGACGTGCTGAAGCAGCGGACGAACCTTATGGATGTCTTCCCAGATTTCGCGGTACTTGGTTTGGAATGCTTTTAGTTCGGCCGCAATGGGTTGCCAGTTGGTTTCCCCGATAACACTTGAGACAGCGATGTCATCGAAGTCGTTCAGGTTGTAGTAAGCATCCCGCATGGTTGTTTTGTAGGGTCGCAGCAAGTCAAGAAGCTTGTCCACTTCGGGGACAAAGGGTTTGAAGCCTAGCTCTTTTCTAGCGTAGAGTTTCGAGAAGCTGATGCCGCTGCCTCCCATGTATACAAGACGGCCAGCCTTGTAGGTAAGCAAGAATTCCTTGAACGAGGCAAGGTTCAGGATGCTTAGGATGTACTCGGGAGTTAGGAAGGACCAGCCCAAAGCTTTCATACGCTTGACCATGCTTGAAGACTCTTTGATTTTGCTGGCCGGAATGCCAAGATAGCGAGGGGCAACAGGAACTAGACCATTGCGAAGCAGCCGCCTGTAGAAGGAGATAGTAGGCGAAGACTGCATGTTGCCCTGTTCGAAGGGGATGACAATGCCGCCGCCAGTCAGGTCTATGTTAGAGGTGATACGTGTGTCAGGCTCTAGGCGAGGCTTGCTTAGGTCTGAAACACGGATTGTGTAGCCTTGAGTAGTTACTTTGGTGACGGGGGTTGAACGCTCGGCCTTGGCTGGTTCCTCGAGATCGGCCAGGTCGATTAGTTCGGGGAAACCCTTGTCAGCTAAGATGCTTTTGAGTTCTGCCTTGGGTATTCCGGTGATGAGATAGA